CGGTGACCGGGCGACCGTGGGCGTGAGCTGGTGCCAGCTGCTGGAGCAGTGCGGCGAAGGCGAGGATGGTGCGGATCATCTGAGTGATGAGTGGGTGAAGGGCCCCGAAGGGCCCGGCGGGCATCAGGCAGGCTGCAAAGCCTCCCAAATCTCGCCAGCCATCTTTTTGTAGAAGCCGGCGCCGAAGATCGTGTCGTGTGCTTGCTCAACTGACATACCGGCATCGATGGCAACCTTGAGCAGGGTCACGATTGCCTCTTGCTTGCTGCAGCCGGTCTCAGTGATGGCGAAGTTGAGAGCGGCGATGACGTTGGCTTGCATGGTCTGAGTGATGAGTGGGTCGGGTGCGTCCCGATGCCTGAAGTATGGCATACCACAGGCAACGGGTCAACCCACCGCTCAGATCGACGTGACCATCCGGTAGCGCTTGAGGATCTCCTCCTGCTCGCGCTGCCGCCAGTAGGCCAACCGCCGCTCGAGCTTGGCCGTCACCAGGTGCATGACGGTGCGCTTGTCGTGCTCGCAGTCGAGCTCTGGATCGTTGTCGTACCAGTCGTCTACGGTCATAGCTCCTCCAGATTCAGCAGCGTGGCCTGATCGGATGATGAACTTTCTGCTACAGCTTTCTCAAGGTTGAGCGTTGCCTGCTTGTAGTAGCTGGGCTTTAACTCAATGCCAACCCCACGGCGGCCGGCCCGCACTGCGCCGTAAACCTCACTGCCAACACCCATAAATGGGGTGATCACTGTTTCCCCAGGATTTGACCACATCACAACTGCCCGGTCGATCACGTCAAGCTGCAGCGGGTGCACATGCTTCTCATCTTCGCCATCCTTTGCGCTGCGAAATGGCAGGACATTGTCGATCCTAATGTCATCCCATACGGAGCTCGCATATTGCCTCCAAATCCACTGGCTGTACTGGTTTTTCTTCTGGTCGCCATTCATTCCGCGATATGACATGACATCAACTGGGATTTGGCGCTCACCGCTGTAATGCATCAAGCCGACATCATGCGTCACTGGCACTGAGTTCTCTCCTTTTCGACGAAACATCAGCAAGTAATCAGCGTTTGCGATGCTGCAACGTGTCGAGTCTTCGCAGAGTGTCTTGTGGTGGAGGCTCTTCATCATCGTTCGATTGCGCACCATCAGCGGCTCTTTCCAGATCACACGCCGACCGCCATAAGCAAACCCACGCTTCTCGTGCTCTTGAATGATGCGCCCCGGCAGATCAAACATTGAATCGCAGCCGGCATTGCTCAGCGGAATATCCATGCAATGCACTGCCGAGATTCTGCCAGGCATCGTGACGCGCTTGATTTGATCAATGCAAAAGCCGTAATGATCAAAAAACTCGTCATAGTTGATGCAGTTGGACATGTCGCGGTCGTCGCTGCTGTATTGATACAGTCCGGCAAACGGCGGCGAATACACAGATAAATGCACTGACTCGCTTGGTAGCTTTTGCATTACCTCGATGCAGTCGCCGTTGTAGATCGCGTAGCGATCGGTGATTACTTGATCCTTTACAGCCATTGTGGAACCTCGGTAGGATTGATGTACGGATTGGCGCGCTTAATGGTGGTGGCATCATTCATCTGTGCCACCAGCTGCTCAAACATCAGCGCGGCACGGTCAGATTTGCCGCGCATGTTGGCAAGCACTCGTGATTCGCCTTCAGTTGCGATGACATCAACCGTGACGGGTCGTTTCTGCCCAAATCGCCAGCAACGACGGACGGATTGATAGTGCTGCTCGTAGCTATGGCTGGCAAAGGTCACCACATGGGCGCAATGCTGCCAGTTGAGTCCCCATGCGCCGATCTTTGGTTTGATCACCAGCACGCGCAGGCTGCCGTCTGCGAATGCCTCGTACAGCTCAATCTTTCGCAAATCTGGTGTGCGCCCAGCGATCTGCGCAGCACCTGGAATCAGCTGCTCTAGTAGATCACCTTCCGCGTTAGTGTGGCACCAAATCACGGCCGGTTGGTCGTGATCAACCAGCCTGGCGGCAAACTCGCAGCGCTCGTGCAGCGTGCGCTTACGCTCCTCGCGCTCCTCGGCCAGGCCGAAGGCTGGAATCGAGAACAGCATTCCTTCCTGAGGTGATGCTGTGATCACATGATCGCGCTCAGTCAGCTCAGGCAGGATAAATCCATCATTTGAGAAACCAAGATCAGAAGGCATCCTGCAAGCTCTTGCCCAGCTGGCGACCCACTGCCAGAAATGATCACGCGCATGATGCTTCAAGCGCCATTGCCCGATCGTTTGCGAAACGCGAAACGCGAGCTTTTTGTAATAGTTGGCATTAGCGTTTACCATTGCCTCAGCTAACTGCTGCAAGCGTTCCTCACGCTTTTGACCTTTGTCGTCAAGCTGCGCAAAAAATCGCCGCAGCATATCGCTATAAGACAGCTCACCTAACGCCTCAGATGAATTGCCTAGTTCGGTGTAATCATTGGGCGCAGCTGTTGCAGTGGCCAGCAGCCGGTACGGCATCTTGGCCATAAAGCGGGTGATCTCTTTGCGCGTTGAGCCTTGAAACGACTTGAGGATGCTGGACTCGTCGCACACCACGCCGGCAAAGTCCGCTGGATTGAACAGGTGTAACCGCTCATAGTTGGTGACCACAATGCGACTGGGCAAGCTGCCATCGCTGCTGCGCTGGCACTCGATGCCGAACTTTTCACCCTCGCGGATGGTCTGTGCTGACACGGCCAAAGGCGTCAAGATCAGCACCGGCTTGTTGGTGTGACGGGCGACGTTCTCGGCCCATGTGAGCTGCATGGCGGATTTGCCAAGGCCGCAATCAGCAAAGATCGCAGCACGGCCCTTGCGGATCGCCCATGTGACGAGCGACTGCTGAAAGTCAAACAGCTGAGAGGGCATCCAAAGCGGCTCGAAACCGTGCTCGGCTCCTGTGTGGAGCTTGCGCTCTAGAAACTCGTTGTAAGAGCTCATCAGTCCCGCTCCCAGCCGCCGAGCTCGCCTGCGGCCTCGAGGCGCAGGATCGTGATCAGCTGGTGGGCGGTGAGGTTTGGCGCGCGCTCAACCATCACGGCGATCTCAGCGGCTAGGTGATCGAGCACAGCAGCAACGCCAGCCCGGCGGGCGCGCATGGTGTGCGGTGGGTAGTTGATCGTGCTGATGGCTTCATCTAGGGCCACGGTGCAGCGGCCTAGGAGCGTGTTGTTTTCGTTCATGGTGAGTGGATGAGTGGACTGCCGGATTGGGTGCGGCTCCGGCGGGCCGCGTTGATCATTAGGCCACGCACCAGCGGCGGGCCGTGGTGTGGCTGACGCCAAGGCGCTCAGCGATCGAGCGGTAGGAGCTGCCGGTACGACGCCAGCGGCGGGCACGCTGCTGCGGGCTCTCAGTCGCCCAGAGGATCACGATCAGCGGGATGGTGAGCAGTGCCAGCAGGGTGGCGGCGAGACAAGTCAGTGTGGTCATGGCCTGAATGCTGAATGGGGTGCCGGGCCAACCGGCGGTGCAGGCTTATTCAGGCCGTTTTGATCTCGTGGTATCCCGTCGTGTGATCTGTTCCGGGGCGGTTGAGTTTTGCGAGTGGGCCGCTCCCCTCGTGTCTCCAGTATGGCATACCACAATCGAATCGGTCAATCGGCCCCGTGCTTCAGGCTCGGGAAATGGCCAGGCCCATCGCTGCTGCTGCGATGGCGCCGTTCTGGCGGCACCCACGGCCTGTCGATCATGTCGAGAAACGTGGCCGCGTATCCCGGCGGTTCGAGATCCGGCCGCCGCGTGAAGATCGCTACCCAGTCCGGCTGTGCCATCAGAAGCCACGCAGCCGCTGCGCTTCCCTGTGTAGCTGCAAAACCCTGCCCAAAGGGATCGCAGCCACCTGTGGGACCACCGCATTGCCAAGCGCCTTTAGGCGGTCCACCCGACCGGAAAGCCCATCATCTCCTCGACAAAGCACGGGTTGAGATAGGTAGCTGTGCCAGTCGGGACTGAGGGGTTGCGGAGCATGGCCCCAGCGAGACCATCCCGATCCGCCTGAGATGGCGGCAGGGTGCTGTTCTTGCTGTCGTTGACCGTGAGCGTGGGCAACATCCGCGCCATCACCGTTTCCAAGTTGGGATGAAGCTCTGGTCGGTTCTGCTGAGTGCGCAGATCCACCGTCATGGCGCTGTTGGCTCTGGGGGTAGGCAACATGCGATCTCGCACTGTGGTCGCCAGCTCGCGGCTCTTGGCATCCGGCCTGGTCCACGCCTTGTCTCGTCCGCGTTCTCCGTCCGACGCCTTGGGGGTAGGCAACAAGCCACCAGCGGTCACGCTGGTGGCAGGCTCCCACAGCACTTGCCGGAATACATGCCCATTCCGCATCAAACCCTGCCTGGGCCAGTTCTCCGAGAACGGTGTCCAGTCCGTTAGCAAGGATCGCTGAGACGTTCTCCAAGACGATGTACTTCGGTCCCACCAAGCGAACGACTCGCATGAGCTCAAAAAACAGACCCGACCTTGTGCCTTCCTTAATGCCTGCTTGCTTGCCTGCGGTGCTGATGTCTTGGCAAGGGAATCCACCGCAAACAACGTCAGCTGAACCCGATTCTGGTCTGAAGGTTGTGATGTCGTCATGGATTGGAACGCTGGGCCAGTGTTTGTGAAGGATTGATTGGCAGAACGGCTCGCGTTCAACAAAGGCAACGGTTTGAAACCCACCGACGAGATGTTCAGCTGCATAGGAAAAGCCACCAATGCCGCTGAACAGGTCAAGCAGCCTCAGGTTGTTAGAAGCCACGAAGAATCTCTTCAGCCTGATGCTTCTCCCATGCCTCCTGCCATGCCGCAATGCAGCAGGCCGGATCCTGTGGCTTCAGCTCACACTCGCCAGGCGCTGATACCAGCGTCGCGCAGCGGTCGATCGTGATTGTTGGCCACCAGATGCCCAACGCAGACGCATAGCAGCCCAACTGCGCTGCAGCCGGCTTCCTGCTCTTAAGCGCTGCAGCAGTCCGCACCGTCTTCAGATCGCCCAACACCGTCAGGCCATCAGCGGTG